ATCCAATAAAAAACTCTTTTTCTTGTTCTGTGTAATCCTCTACCCAAAAGCCTTTTATCTTATTTGTTTTCTTACAAAGTTTCATAGTTTATTTTGTTTTAATTATTATTACACTACAAATATACAGCTTTCTATATTAACTACCAAATAAAAATACACTTTTCTGTAAATTATTTTCCAAAAGCTAAAAAACAGGGTATAACAATGTATATAAGCCATACAAGTACAGGCTCATATACTTAACGTTGTAAAACATTAGAGGTTTAGTATTTCCTTATTGTATATTTGTTTAAGTTGTTCTAAATCCTTTAAACCTTCTGCTTTTCTTGCAAACTGTCCTTTATCATAGTGTATGTAATTTTGTTTCTTCCATTCCTCAAAAGTAGGTACTTCTTTAACCTCAAACGTTTCACAACAACGTATAACCTTAATAGCTTTTTCTATTGCTAATTTATAAATGTAGGCATCATTCATTGTTTTTATGGTTCCTTTCTTCACTAATTTATTATAGTGTTTGTCAAGTTTATTAAATTCTTTATCAGTCATTATTTATTATTTTAAGTTATTAATTTTCGCTAGTAAGGTTATACAAACCGTTACCCATGTAATTCTTTCATCATTTCTTTAAATAAATTGTATTGGCCAGAATCAGAAGTTTTAACATTTTTTAATTTACTTCTGTCTTTTATAGACAAGCCAAAATGAGCAGATACACTATCTAAATGCTTGTCTGCTTTTTCTAAAATAGAAACATGCCCTGTAATGTTAGTAGCTTTTGTTTTAAAAGTTTGCACTAAACCTTCATACCCTTTATCATTAATAACTTTTATGGCCTGGCACCTAGCATCCATCCAAAAAGCAGCTTGTTGTAAATGAATAAGATCTACCTTTGTAAGCTGATCTGTAGATATAAACTCTAAACCAAACCAGTACCACCATTTTTTTTGCGCTCTACTTAACTTCATAGAAGCCTCTGGTTTTGGTAATTTTTTTAAAACTTCATACAATGCAGCTGATTCCGCATTGTTTTCTTTTGTTTTTATTTCTCCGTTACTTTTATGTGCTACTTCCATATATTTATTTAACTACTTGATTAACCCCCCCCTTACCTAATTTTTAGCATGAGTATTTTTCTATCTTACAGGCGATGTACAGGCAATTTAAATGCCAGTGATTTTACCCCATACCCCTATTTTATTTTATTTTTATGAGCATCTCTACCCGATTTTTTATTATGACAACTACTATTCATTGCTTGTAATTCTTTAAATGAATACGGATCTAAATTATTATCTAATAAAAACTGCAAACCTCTAATATGATCTGTAACATGAGCTTCTTTAACTAATCCTTTTTCTTTACAATCTAAACACTCGCATAAAGGGTTGGCAACCTTATAGGCTTTACTAACCTTGCGCCACTTTCTAGCATTATAAAACTTAGAGTTGTCATGCAATCTTCTGCCTTGCACAACTCTTTCTTCTTGCCATGGCTTCTTCTTAGCTATTGGTAGGCTTGGCATATTAAAATGGTGTTGAAATATCACTTGCATCTGCCCATTTCGTTTTATCTTCAATAAACTTCATACCAACATTTCCTAATGATCCGTTTCTATTTTTTACAACCATTCCAACAGCGTTTTCATCTCCCTGTAAGCCCAAGTAATTATGATACAAGTCTGCATAGTTTTCTCTATCAAAACCATAATAACTGGGCCTATACAACAACATAATAACATCTGCCGCTTCTTCTATTGTACTTGCCTCTTTTAAATGATGTTTTTTTGGAATACTATATTGTGATTTTTTAACTTCTCTACTTAATTGGCTTAATCCTATTACAGGAATGTTTAGTTCTTTAGCTAAATTCTTACACTCTCTAGCCGCTTCACCGACATTAATCCTAACTTCTTTGTCTCCAGAAAACATTTGTAAAAAATCTATAAAAAGTATTTTTATATCATGATTTCTAGCCAAAGACCTTGCTTTACGCTTCATTTGCGGCACCGTTAATGCTGGCTTATCATCTATAAATATTGGATAATCTTTCATTTGATCTACAATCTCAAATAGTGTAGAAAAATACTCCTGCTTTTCAAAACCTGTTCTACTTAACTGGTTCATGTGAAAAGAACTTTCTACAGCTGTAGCCCTAATTGCCAACTGCTGCACACTCATTTCCATAGAAAACATACCAACTGCTTTGTTTGCTTTTGCAGCTGCTAGAATATGTGTCATTATTAAAGCGGTTTTACCCATTCCAGAATCTGCACCAATCACTATAAAATCTGTATTTTGCCATCCAGAAAAGTGTTTATCTAAAGCTTTTAACCCTGTAGGTAAACCTGTTATTTTACCATTGTTATTTGATAAAAATTCTAAACGTTTTGGCATTGCCAACATAGCATCATACCAAGACAAAGAAGAAGATTCGTTTGAAATAATATTATTAACAGCATCTAAGCTTTTGCCTGTAAAATCTAAAACATCAAAAACATCTATAGATTCGTTAAAAGCTTCAGATATTGCAGAAGAACACATAGATATAATCTCCCTTCTTAAATATTTTTGTATTATAATTCTAGCATGCTCTAAGACATGAGCTGAAGAAGCTACTTTTTGTGTTAATTCAATTACTCTAAAATCTCCACCAATAAATTCTAACTTATTTAATTCTTTTAATTTTTCAATAACAGTAAGTAAATCTACTGGCCTGTTAGAATCGTTAAGAGATTTTATCGCAGAAAATAGATGCTGGTTTCTCTTATCGTAAAAATAATCTTGTTTTAAAATTAGCAAACAATCATCTATTGCTTTACGATCTATCATCATGGCACCAATAACCGCTTCTTCTAAACTTAAAGCTTGTGGAGGCATTTTGCCAAGTTGTTTTTTATTTTCAGTGATTACAGTCATCTAGTTTAATCTTTTAGGCTTTGTTAAGGGAGTTATAGCAGTATTAGAATAATTATTTTTTGAGCTGGAAGTATTCCAATTTAAAGCCAACCTATTTAGTCTACCCAATAATTTATTTACTGTAAAAGGCAGCTCTTCTTCTTGCACTTTTGTTTCATAATATTTTAAGAAAAAAATATAATCTGGAATGGTTTTTTTGTACTGCATTTCAAATACTTCAAACCTGTCTTTTGCATTTTTAATAATAAAATTTATAGCAGAAAAATCTATATATATTCTATATCTATCTTCTATATCTACTTCCTTATATATAGAAGTTACAAAATTGTCACTCGGAGTTACAATTTTGTCACTCAAAAAAGGGGTTGGAGTTACAATTTTGTCAGTGGAAATATTAAGGATGTTTTTTGCGTTTTTTGTAAGAGAATACCACTTAGTTCTGTCGTTAGATTTATCGTTAAATTGATCCTGTTTTAAGAGGTCTAAATCAATCATTTTATCAATACAATATCTAAGCTGTCTTTTTGTAAAATATGGAAAATATTCTACCAATGTATCGGCTTTCATTCTTACCCAATAATCATTTTTAAATAAGTTTACGTTATCAGATTTATTTTTGAGATACCAAAAGCTAAAATGCTGCAACAATAAAGCAATATCTACCTTAAAATTTTTAGCTACTTCAACAGAAAAAGAATGCGATCTACTCATCTATTTTTTTTTATTAAAAAATTCATACACAAGTGCATACGCAGGAGCCAACCACAAGCCAATTTTTATAAGCAACGATCTTTTCTCTGGCAAAGGAACACCTTTGTAAAAAAAATCTTCATAAATTTTAACACCTGCAAAACCATATTTGTTTAATGCATTTTTATAATTTTGCACATGGTTTACACCCGCAAAGCCTTTTTTGTTTTTATATCTCATGTGCGCACTTTTTACATAGATGTATTTTCTAAGCTTTATTTTTTTTCCTTTAAGAAACACCCACTTATTACGGTAGTTTTTCCATTTGTTAGATCCTAAATTCATCATACAGCAAACATTAAATCTATTTCTTTTTCAAAACGATACATTCTTGCGGCAGTATGCATTTTCTCTCTAAAACCTACCTTTTTAGGGTTGTTTAAGCGAACCCCACAATGCCCCAATGCAGATTGTACTTTAAGCTCAGGTATTTTAAAATATTCCGCCACTTCAGGTATTTTATAACCTAGAAATACAATAGACAAATACACCAAGCACACAGCTCTTTTATTTTTGTTTTTAACCACCACTTTTAAGGCTTTGTTTAATCTTTTAATTTTTTTTTTCATAACATAAAATTTAATACCAGCTTACATTTTTAAACTGATTAGAATTAGACTTTGGCACCGTTTTAGTTTTTATAAAACCAGCACCCTCTACTTTTGTTCCTTTACTAGAACCAATAAACCCAGTAATAGGATGTATATTATACTCCCAAAATTGCTTTATACACTTTTTTCTTTCGCTACTATTCATCATGTAAAGAAATTAGATACATAACACTACAGACAATAAAAAAGCCAATAGCAGCAAACAAGAGAAACAACCAATTATAGTTTATCGAATACGTAACCCAATTTATAGAAAGTATAAAATTTAAAAACGAAAAAGCAGCAACAAATACCGCTACAATACTTCCTTTAATAGTCCAATGATACTCGCTTAATTTTTTTGGAGAACTTGCCATAGCTTACGATTTAAAAATTTTTAAATCTTCTTCCTGCTTTTCCAACACATCTCTAGCACCAGCAATTTTTTCTACATACCAATTTTCTAATATAGTATGTACTTTTAGTAAAACTTCTTTCTGACTACTAGCAATAAAATTTTTCTTTAAATACAGAGCAATTGCAAATGATGCATCTAAACAAGGATCAACACTTTTTCTTTTTTTAAGGTGTGACACACTGTTTGCAAATTCTTCTTTTTTATTTTTAAACTTAATTAAAGTAGGTTTTGACATAATTTTTTATAATTTAAGTTATAAGCGTTTTCCCAACGCCTTTAGAGTTATTTATGTTTATTACAATACGTACATACTTCTACAGAATCAAAAACATCTTTAAAATGGCAATTACCAGGAGTACTACACCTAGCATAAGTGTTTGCAACCCTACAATTATGGCTACTAGCCTGTACAGCATTAATTTCCACGATATTGTCTATTTTGTTCATCTATAATACTTTGTTCTAAATATTTTTTTGTGGCCGTTTTAGTTTTTCCAGCATTCACCTTTAAAACAGACGAAGGATTCTTTTCTGCTTTATCTAACCAGCTTCTGGTAACATCGTATTTAGCAAAAGCCTCTTTTTTAGAAATCCATTTAACACGCTTATCTACAGAAGCAGCCACACCAGCCTCAGACAAAGCAGCAAACAATATATTTTTGTCTACAATAACCAAGTTATTTTCCTTTAAAAAATCTAGACTTACTACCTGCATACTACTCATTCTTTAAAGTTTCTATAATTTCTTCCAACACCGTAAAAGTTTCAGAAGCATTAGAACCATTGGTCCAAAAAGAAGCTAGATCTACCTTAGATAAATTAGGATGCAAAGAAACGCACACATTAAAAAAAGACGTAAAACTTCTAAAACCCATTTCAAAAAATGATCTTTTTATTTGATATCTTCTAATACTATATGCGCTCATAAATACCCCCTATTTATACTGTTAAACATATTTGCTTTCTGGAAGCATTAGATCTTCTAGCAAACCTTCTTACTTGATCATCTTGCGCAATAAACACACTAAACATTTGCACCACTACCAATAAAGTAGTAATAAAAAACTGCTTAGGATTTTGCAAAATGTAAAACCTAGCCACATCTACTGCAGACCTAGCTTTTATTTTTTTTCTTATATTCTTAGTATGCGTATGTACCGTACTCTCTGCAATAAATAACTTAGCCGCTATTTCCTTTTCAGAAAAGCCAAACGCAATTAACTTAGATACTCTTTGTTCTTGATTAGTTAGTTTCATAGCCTTTTAAAATTTTACGTAAATCTTCTTTAGATCTATTTTCTAGAGCAGCAATTTTTTCTGCACACTCTATAAATAACGGATTGCCAATTTTTCTACCAGCAATAACCTGCGCTATCCACTGATCAGATTTTTTAAAAGCCAACGCCATTTCCTTAACAGCACCATACGGCAAGCTATCTCTTAATGCCTCACTACCCTTTAATTTATCTCCCATTATTATAGTATTTTACCTATAGATTTTTTTCAACTTTATTAAAAATTGTACATTTACCATAGTTTGGTAAACTTAAATACAAACATACAATAAAAATTGCAATAAGCAATAATTTTCAATTAAATAATGGAAAAATAATGAAATGGATTCAGCAATACATTGATTATAAAGGTATTACAGTTTATAATTTTGAAAAAAAATTAGGCACTAGAAGTACAATTCACAAAGCTATTAAGTCAAATTCAAAGCTTAGATCGGATATTTTATCGAAAATAATTGAAACATTTAGCGATATCAGAGCTGAATGGTTACTAACTGGAGAAGGAGAAATGCTAAAAGAAACACCTCAAAAACAACCAATAAAATTACCAAAACCACCTCAAAAAAAAATCAGCACAGACCCAAGAATATACGAGATACAAGAACTAACAACACAGTTACATTTAACTGCTTTTAGTATTGGCAAAGACCTAGGCATTAGCACCGAAACTATAAAAAACATTATAATTAACGGACCAAGAGCTACCAGAAGCAAAACACTAGCCATCGTATTAAAATACCTGCACCAAAAAGCTGGCCATACAGGCACCACAGAGCTAGCTGAAGAATTTATATTAAAAGAACCAACCACCAACTATTTAAAAATAAATGAATTTAACAAGCTAAGTATAGAAGAAAAACTAACTCATTTACACAAACAATTAATAACACATGATAAAAAAACAGCTATAGGCTTAAAATCGGTAGAATTAATATTAAAAACAATAACTAATAAACAAAAAATTTAAAGATTATTTTCATCATCTGCATCTTTAAAAAGATCCTGCAACAAAAAATCTACTTCAACTTTAGTGTAATGATGATCTTTAGAGTTAAGAAATAAAATAAAACGCAATCTACATTCTGGGGATTTAATTTTCATAATTTTTTTTAATAAAAATACTATCGAAAAACCACAAAAACAATACCCATATTTAAGTAAATTTAAGCATCCCTATATTTATGTAAAAAATATTTTTTATCTTAGTGGTTTCATAGCAACAACCACTCAATCTTAGAAGCTTTTCTTTGTTGGGTGGTTTTAAAACCCTAAAATAATGAAAAAGTATATTGTTGTTGTATTATTAATCTCTAATGGCGTTCTATTTGCTCAGTCTTTTGTGAATCCCATAGGATTTGTTTCAAACGAACCAAACAAACAAAAAGTAATTAGTTTTATAAAAAAACAAGTTAAAGAAGATTATTCTAAAGCTGGAATGGATGATCCACTAACACTAAGAATGATGGAGAATGAAAATTTAAACGCATTCAAGAAATTAACAAAAAAAACCAACACAAGGCTACTTAAAAAAGTGATTAAAACTTATTGCGAAGCAGGAATGTGTAATTATACAACTATTTTAATGATGTTTAATGAGCAAAATAAAGCCAGTACTAAAACTCTAAAATGGTAAATATTTTTTAGCATTTATAATTTATTGATTACTAACCTTTTGAACACTTTAGTATGTTATATAAGTAGTTATGCACCATATTCACGATAGTACGCCTTCCCATCCTTTTTGTTTTTTAGATTAACAGAGAATTTGCCCTCAGTACATTCTACATCCCAATCTTCGTCTTTCTCTTCGCCTTTTGCTCTGTTAA